AAGAATTTTTTTGGCACCAGATCATAAAAACAAACTTCGTTTAGGTTTATTTTTGAGTTTTGAAAAGTCTTCAAAAACACTTTGGCCTTTTTATTAACCATATTCCATCGAAGCTGCAGGTGTTCTGGGCATGCCTCATCCAGAGACAACCCCCCACACCAAAATTTAGCATATTGGATGTCTTCAGTTTGCGAAAAGTGTGATGGAGCCCAGGTATGTGTGAGGCTTTGTAATTGATAGTCGTCTATCAGCTTCTGATCACAGTATATTTTATAACATTCTTGTTTATTGTCTAAGGTTTGAAATAGCAAATTTTATTCATCTTGTGTTTCCGGTGCCAACTAAAGAATATTGAACAAGCGAAGGATTGTTCATCTCGTGTTCTGCCTTTAGTTTTCTTTCTTGGTATTGTTCTTCTGTTAAACCATACCAATAATCACCTCTAACAATAAAATTAGTAACGTGAAAACCTTTTGTCAAGTCATTTATTTTTTTTAAAGCCGCTTCGGTGTCAAACAAGCGAAATTGTTGAATTATATCTTTGATTGCAAATTTAAACTTATGTATATCATGCGGTGTATCAGATTCGGCCATGCGTAACTTTAATATTACTTTCAGCCAATATTCAATCTCTCTGTTTTGAAGCTCGTATACATCTTCCACGCCGGTCATGTCTGCTGCTATAGCGGAGAAGAGCCCTAGGGGTTCTCTGTCTTTCCTTTCAGTAAACACTTTTGTTGATTGACAGTTTCCAGCATCATCCGTGATATACTTTATCGATTCATACGTACTAAACTGTAAATAAAAACTTTGGTACAGGCTATACATCTGATTTCTTAAATTATTCAGTTCGTCTAAATAAGCTTTCCTGTAGTAAGTCTTAAATACGTTCTCAAAACTAGCTGCAAACTGATCCATATACAGCTGTCCACCTTTTAAATTTTGTGGATCTTCTTGTTTGTTTTTCTGACCAGATGCTAAATTGAAAACTAGTCGCCATGGCGCGTTCTTGTCTACCATGAAGCCAAACTTTTTTACTTCATTAACAAAAAATAAAAATTCAGCGTTTACATTTCTGTTAGCATCGAGAGTATATGCCTCTATCTTATCTCTTATACCCGGGCCGTGGCGCTCGTTTGCTATTTCTATCATTAGTCCGGAAGTGTATGGCGAACATTGCGCTGAGGTTATAAATCCAGTTTTAGTAACAGGAAAATATTTTATCGTTCTTAGTGAGAATTTTATGAACTCTCTTACAAAGTCTCTAAAGTTCTTAACTTTTTGGGCTCTTCTGTCTAGTGACAAATACGAATCAACAAACTCAGTATAAAGATTGTTTAAATGGCGATTATAATTCTCTTCTAAGTTTCCTTTTTTCCACGATCTATGGACAATCATGTTAGCTGGATATACTCCATTTTTCGGAAAGTAACCCTTGTTTGCTGCAGACCTTAAATTTTTCCTAAGATCTGAAAAAGCCTTGCAAACAAAATCAACAGCCAAGTGAGTGGTCGCGGCGCCGCTTTCTATTTGTTTTATATTGCTGTCGTCCAAATATATTGCGTCGCCGTCGTCATCTATTCTTCCATAAAATAAATGTTTTTTGTGCAAGTCAAAAGTCTTCACACCTTTCAACTGAGGATAATTGTCTTCTAAGATTTTTTTATCTTCAAAGATATTTGAAACTACGTTTTCCGCCACTTTACCTTCTTCCTTGTGATGTTTGAGTTCCGACTACTTCTGTTTCAAAAGCTGTTTGTGTTATTTTTGTTGTCACGACTTGTACTAAATGATAGCCACCTAGGTTCATTTTGTAAGCTAAGGATCCAGCGTCTTCAACAGATCCTAGGCCGGCCATGCTTGGATTTACATAATAAAACATACCAGGGGTAAATAGAGAGGTGCCAATTAATTTTAAGCTTGTATCATAAGGAAATTTAAGCTGGTCTAGTGCATCGACTCCTTGATCCTCAGCTTGTTTAGATCGAAGCTCAACTAAGTTTGGAATCTGCACTCTTTTGAAATCCATGCTCTTTAAAAGGCCCATGTCAGATCCAATATTAAAATGGTATATACCGTCTTTAACATCTTCTGCTGGGTCTCCTCTTCTCTCAATTATATTTCTATGTGTTGTCACGTACAACAACAGATAATCAAAAGAAGTTTTTAACAAAGACTCTGATTCCAAAGAATCTTTAACTAACGAATAATACTCCTCTTCAAACAACGCGCTATTCGTGTCTATAACTTGTCTTGCTGGGAGCGCTTCTTTGTACATACCAACCCCTTGGCCGCAACTGGTCCGTACTTCCCCGTCTGTCTTTGTTTGTTTTCCTGGCAAAGTTAAAGAAACTATACTAGAATTGGTATTTGGCGCCTTAAATGATTTTGGCATGCCAACGCCGAGCGCTGGTTTTAACAGGTCATTAATCAAAGCAGCCAAAAAAGCTCCAAGAGGCATTTGAGGTCGTTGGCGGCTTACAACTTTTTTCATAAACCAAGCTCTAAAATATTTAAATGATATCGGAAACTGAGCCAAATTAATTGTTTTTAAGTTTCCGTCGTTGTCTAAATATTCAATTGGCCCTAACAGAACTCTTGCATGTTTTAGCGGATAGTCAGAGGAGGAGTTTCTTTCGTCTTTTGGAAAATAAGATTCCTCCGTGAATATAGAATAACCTTCGTTTTTTAAATTTGAATCTGGTTTTAGGTCTAACTTACCTAAACCTGCGTTTTTACAAGCTAATTCAATAATATCCCCTAGATAAACAAAGTAAAATTTACGGCTTTTGCCAGTAAAGTCTGTTACCGGTGCTCTTGCAGGGTCGTCTTCTGCTTTTTTCTTTTTCTTCTTTTTGGTATCTTTTGACTTTCCTTCAAGGTCTAGCCCCTGTGAGATTTGTTTAGCTACCTCTGCCTTGACCTTTTCAGTGTCAATGTCGACCCTGTGACATCTGTCTATTTTGACACCAACTGCAGAAGAAGTAGAAGTAGTTTCTGTTTCTTCTTCTGTTACTTCGGCTCCAGCGGTCCTATTTTTTCCGCTGTCCTCAACAAGTATACCAGTTGACTTAGTAACAACTTCACTAGAGGCGTTTATGCAGAATAGTCTTGTGCCGTGCCCCTGTGGGTTTCCATCAATCAGATTGTCAACGAAGGTCTTATACGCGTCTTTCTTGTAAAGCCCGACTTTTTTCTTGATAGCCGCTTGTATCTTTGCTATGTTGTCACCATCTTTGAAAAATTCAAACATCGCAATGCCAGTTCCTTTCGGTTTCAAATTTGTACCATCGCTTATAATCCCGGTTTCTTCTTTAATCTTTCCATCGGGCGCAAACGCATCTTTAAACACTGCTTTAAAAAACTGGTCTGATTCGACCAAGTTTCTTAGGTTGACTCTTCCTTTGCATTTTTCATCTTTGCAGCCGGCTTTTTTCAACTCTCTGTTTATCGAGTTTAAGGTTGTACGAAGTTTATAGACATTGGAAATATTGTGCTTCGCATTTACTTTTTTTGATACTTCTACGGCGCCGCCTTCTTTAATTCTAAATGTATTCTGAAAGATGTTAACTTGATTTGTACCTATCGTGGTTTCCAGGCGGCCTCGATACTTGCCGTGTAACTCGACCATGCCGTTCTCTTTAATTTTCAATTCGTAATTGTATAAAGATAAAGATACTATTACATTAAGTTTCTCTATGTTTTTAATCGCGTTTAAATCCTGTTGTGAAAGATTTAACGCGCGGAGTTGACTGACCGATGGAGCAGTGTATCCCATCAAGACTTTGATCTCATAGTGCTTAGGGTTGTAAGTGTCTGTCTCTGAATCAATCCTGGCGGGGGCCCAAGTTATTAAGTCTACATACCGCAAACCGCCCTTTTCAGGAGAAGGCTCACCCGGTGGCGAAGCTTGAATGTCTTTTAAGCTTTTAAAAGTTAAAACTAAGCTACAGTCTATATTGTTTTCAATAACTCCATGCTTTCTACCGTCTTGTTTAACCGAAAAGCTTTTTAGGCCAACGTTTCTCCAATTAGGCTTTGTGCTCTCATAAGACAAGTACTCTTGTACATTCAAAGCAGATTCCTGTCCGAAAGTGTCAGAAAACTTAAATTCTCTATAGCATGGTTGGTTTAGAGCAGTCGTTTTACCTAATTCAATCTCGCCTGCTTCATTTGTAACGTACTCTTCGTAGTTGACCTTGTAAATTCTTATCTTTGGTGTCATCAGGGACAAAACAGTATTCTTTATCTTATAAAAAACGTCCACGTTGTCAATGCCACGCAACTTGTTAACCAACTGCGCTCCATTGCCATTAATTTGCCTGAATGTGCGGTAGTTAAACATGTTACGGTTTGACGTAAAGTAATTAGCAGCTTTATCAATGTGCTGGCTTAGAATATATTGATCTAAGTTTGCAATATTGATATCATCGTTAGTGCTTTTCTTCTTTTCTCTTTTGTCGCCTTTCTTCTTTCCATATTTCTTGTCCCATTCTCTGACTGCGACGCGGTCCGGGTGGTCGCGCGGAAGAGTCCTCCAATTTGTAGGTGGTATTGGTCTTTGTGGAGTCGTCATTTTAATATCCTATATAGAAGAGCACTGTCTCTAGCGGCACAGGCACATACACTACATCACCAGGCTTTACGTGAAACTCAGTTGGCTTTTGGTTGTATAATGCAATGACCCACCACATGGTAGGATCCTGATAGTATTCTTCTGCTAGCTTGAAATAACGATCTCCAGTGCCCCAAATATGTTTTATTCTGGTAAAGTTTCTTATCTCTTGGGCGCTTGGATGCTTAAAAACTGGCGTATCAAATTGTTTGATTTGCTTTAAGCCGCGTGTCTTTTTGAGATACCGTCTATAGGCCTCTCCAACATTTGTAAAAATTGACTGATTTTTATATCGCATAGTATTCTTTTAATCCTTTTAAAGGTTAGACATTGGATTTCTCGGAGGTGTTACGGTGCTCTTCGTCGCGCCGGCGTCGCGATTGGTGCCCAGGTCGCTAACCTCAAGCAGCGCGCCTCCAGCTGCAGCTGCTTCATCGCTGGCTCGTGAACTTGGTGGTGCACCTGCAGCTGATTCGTTTATTCCAGACCCAGGAGAGTCACTAGTGTCTCTAATCAGCCCAAAGTCGTAAGGGAATCGAGGCGCTGACAATCCACCTCTCCAATTTCCAGTATTGAAGTCCCAGCCCAAGCTGTGATCATGCACGACGTTAAGGGTAAATGATACTTTTATGAACTTAGGTATCATAAGTTTCTTGCCTTCGCGAATGCTATTGTCAAAGCCGGCTTCCTTTAAAAGACGTGCTGCCTCATTAGCAAAAGAGGAACCCACGTTTTCTGTTTCAAAGCCGATAACGCCGCCTTTGAGGTCATGTGTAACACTAACACTCTGTATAACACCTAGTAGACCTTGACCGTCTCTTGTAGATGAGCAAATCAAATTTCCAAATCTTACGCGAAACATTGGCGATGCGGCCAAAGACGTCGCGGTAACTGTGTCTTTGTAAGTTGGGTAAAGCGATCCAAGAAACCAGCTCAAGTTATTTAAGTTATCCAATGCGTTGGCAATACCAGATGAAGGTATTGTAAAATTAGCAGTAATACTTCTGTCATTTGACTTCCAAATGTAGTAAGGATCAGTTCGACCAAATGGTTGTTCTGACGTTTGTTTGGAATTGAATTTATCCTGTAATTGATCTAGATAAGCAATAAACTGTATTACTGGAGGCCTCTTTATATGTATAGGAATAATCTCCAATATTGTTCCGGTTTCGGCTGCATTTGAACTGTCAAGATCATTCTTTTTGAATTTTACGTTTCGAAAAGTGTTTTTCTGGCCGCCGTATGCTGCCTGTTCTACTTGAAAAAATTTTGGCATTTACTTGATCCTCCTAGGCGGTCAGCTGCAGCTGGCCGTTGACAAATGTGGCAGTTCTTCTATCTAATACTTCGCCATCTAGCTCCAGTGTAATATTAGCTGTCTGTTGCAACTGATCAGGAGTCTTTGCCTCAGCAGCCATGGACCCGGCCGCCGAGCGCTCGCGTTCAGTTCGTAGTCTTGTGGCAGCTGCAGTATCTGGGCTATCAGGCTGCTCCATATCTGGGTTTTCTTCATAGTCCTTAGTAACGCCCTCGACGACGCCTTTGCCCAAAACAGTCGTGCCGACGATGCCGACGCCCACCGCGCCGATCGCTAAAGCTTTTTTTAACCAGCTCGGGGCGCTAGCGCCGACAAGACTAAGGTTTTCTGCAAGAGTCTTGAGTGTCTCGGTAGCTGCTGCTTTGGTGCCAACAAGTGTTTTTATTCCACCGGTAAATGCAAGCACACCAGCAGCTGAATCTTTAGTTTTTTCAACAATACTGCCAAATGAGTTACTCATTGTTTTACTAAATCTAACTGCACCAGGCTGGACTGTGTTGAGAATCTTTTTCATGCCACCTGCCATGCTTGACAAGCTCTTTGTCATTTTTTCGGCTGTTGTAAGAGATTGATTGACTTTTTTGCTGAACTCCGCTTGACTCATTGTCGCGGTGTCGACTGCATCTGCAGCTTCTTCGGCATCTTCCTTGTTCAGTAAAACTTTTGCTGCATCTTCAACGCTTTCAAAACCAGCGGCGGTTGCAATAACCTGTCTCATTCGACGATCAGCAGTTTCAAAATCAATGCCAGCGTTGGCGATCGCATCCTGAATCATCGCGATTTTGTCTGCAGGGTCAGCATGCACCAAATCAGTAACAGAAATTGCTGTGTCGCCAAGCACAGCGTTTAAGGTTTGTGCATGTTTTGCCGCGCCTTCAAAAGTATCCATCTTCATGGCAACGCCAAGTAGCTTGTTCATGGCAACGCCAGTGCCTTGAGCTTGAGCTTGAAGATCAGCGAAGACATCAATCATATCATCGCCAAACATAGCTAATTTAGGCGTCATGGCGCTAAAATTTTCCATTACCTTGCCCATGCTTAGGCCTAGAGAGTCTGCAACATTTGCAATTGATTTTAATGACTTTCCGGCCTCAACCGGTGTTTTCTTGAGCGCTTTTGTGAAGGTGTCTAGTATTTTTGCTGAGGTGCCTGTTTTAACACCAAGTTTTCCCATGCCGGCTACTGTATTCGTCAAGAATGCAGCTGCTGCTTTATTGTTCTGCATAAAGGAAGGCCGGAACATCGCCATGTTTTCAACAAGTGAACCCATTGCGGTGGCGACATCTTTAGCCTTTAATCCAATGTCTTTTAGAGGCGCAGGGATATTGCCAAACTCGACTCCAATTCTTCTTGCATACTCGGGGTCCAGAGCGTTAACGAGGGTGTTGCCTAGCTGCTTTACTGGTAAAGCTGTGCTTTTTACCATACCGGCGATCGCTGAATCTAGCTGGGCCGGCATTCTGGTTATCTGTCTTTCAATGTCTTTTATTCCCACTGTCAATCCTGGGAACATCATCGCAGCTGCTAACTCTGGAGATTGAAGAACCGACCCCAAAACGACACCCATCTGCTTGACAGTTTCTACGGCGCCTTCACCGGTTTTCTTAATAACCTCAAGGCCTACCTTTCCATCTTTTTCTTTTGTTTTCATCGAAGCTTTTCTAAGCTTGTCTTCATGAAGAAAGTTGTTGCTAAGTGCTACTCTTATTTTTTGAGCGTTTTTTAGCTCTTTGGCATTTATTTTAATACCGGCGGCTTCGCGTGCTTTTATAGCTTTTTCGCGTAGAGAAACCTCTTTCTGCATACGTACGAGGGCTTCGCGACTAGTATCGTCAGCGTCTTTCTCTGCCTGTAGTCTTCTCTTCGCGCCGTCGAGAGCCTCATTTGCTAGTTTAATTTTTTCTTTATTTTTTTCTAAGATGGAAACTGATAGTACATCCATCTTCTCTTGTATTTCAAGAAGCTTGGCTTCATCCCCCGCGGCCTTGGCGAGTTCAGCGCGGTACTCTTTCATGTTTTTGGTGGCTTCTTTAATTGCATCAGCGCTAGCGAAGCCGCCACCAATTTCTCCTTTTTCTTTTTCAGCCATGATAAAAACCCTCGTAAAGATAAATAGTCACAAACATAAAATAAAAAACCCTGCATTGGCGCAGGGTCTTATTTTGTTAACTTTCTAAAGCTTCGTTCTCTTTTTTAATTTGATCTGACAGCCTACGAACAAACCAGACTCTTAGACCGATAGGTAGATTATAAGCCTCAATAAAGCTCCAGCCACCATAATATTTTAAAAAGAAAAACTGCTCGTACACGTTTTGCATGTAATCATTGTTAAGGCCAAAAGAATGCCGCAGTGAGCGGCACCTCGATGTCCTCTTTAGAATCACATGCGGTGCATGTAAACTCGTGCAAGAAACGGACGTTCGGCACTAATTTTGGGTATAGATCTCTCAAAAATTTTGAATCTTTTGCTGGCATTGCGTCGATGAAACTGCTAACATAATCCATGTCGGTATTGCCGTTAACCTTAGTTAAAAATGCGGCCAAGGTTGAAGTAACCAGACTTTGTTTTCTTTCCTCTGAGTTTCCTTCCAGAGTTTCTTTCTCTGCGTAGCCATCCACCAAAGAAAGGCCAATCTCTACCCCGGTTGTAGGCAAAGTTAAATCAAAAGTTTGAGTCTCTGAATTATAAACTATGTTGTTTTCCTGCAACATTTGTTCGTCGAAACAATCATCTTGCAGAGTTGTGTCATTTAAGTCAAAATTAACTTCTTGCTTTGTTACACACCTAGAACAAAAATGGTTAACAATATATTCTGCTCCATAACCAGAAATCCTAGCTGCGACCAAAAGGGCGCTGCGGTCTCCTATCAATAACGTGCCTGAATCAATGTCTTCGACTAAAAGACTTTCCAGCAAACGATCGATTGCTTGATTATTATTCAACAAAGACTCTGAAGATAAAATATCCTCGTCTTTGGCTGTCATAAACTTAATCTCCACGGTTTTCTGATTGTGAAGCGGGTGACCTTCTGGATAAAAGACACCACGTGAAGGAAGCTCCACAAATTCAGTTGGCACCGCAAACGCCATAGGGACGTTAGGTGCCGGAGAAGAAGGCTGAACGTTTGGCCGATGGCCGGTTCGCCTTTGATTATTTCTCATTCATACCTCTCTAAGTATTTTTATTATTTATCCGCCGTAAGCTTTAATACTGCTGTTGTAGACAGCATAATCAAATGTTAGACCGACTGCAACCTCTACCAGGCCCTCTTGACTATAATCTAAACTATCGCCCCACTTAACGCTCTTAATGAATGCATTTTTTAAAGTCCAAGTGTCAATTATGTTTGTTGCATCAACTGCCCCGGCGATCTCGCCCGGGTCAACGACGTTTGCCATTCCGCCGCCGTCAAGCTGCTGAATCAACACATCTCCGATAGTGTCGTTGGTGCCTCTTTTGGTGATACCCGTTAACAGGTTCATTTCAGTCGTTGGATCAACATAACCAGAATTTTTTAACGCATTATAGAATTTTGAGCCAACGTTGGGATCAACAGCATCTATGAAGGTAACATCCAAGTCGTCCCACTTTATTACACCAGGAAACTTAAACACGTGATTTAAAACGTTGTGCGATTTTGTCTCCATTGTGTAGCTTGGCTTTTTGGATTTTGACACCATAAAGGTGATATTTGATAAATTAGTAAAATTAACCAAAAATCTAAACTGTCTTTTTGGCTGAAAAGCCGTCTCATTAAAAAATGGCATGTATCTGGTCTCCTGTTCCTTTTGTAACTAGTACTTTATTTGATTAATCATCAAAAGAAGCACCGCTCCTTGTGACAATAAAGTCTAGCGCAATAAATTCAATGGCCCGGGCTGGTTTCAAGAAAATCTTTGCGTAAAGAATATTTCTGTCAATTAAATCAGGCGTGGTTGTTGTGTCATCAAGAACAACTCTGAAGTCTGTCAAGCCTAGGCCGGCTTGAACACCCTGCAAGAATGGTTCTACTTGACCCTTGAAACGATCCCAAGTCTCTTGAACGTTTTGATCGAACAAGATGCGGGAAGCGATTCTAGAGATCTCTTTCTTAACAAAGATCAAGAGTCGTCTGACATTAATTCTGTCTAGCGCAGATGGAGTCACTTGCAAGGTCTTCTGACCAAAGATTACAATCCCTTCTGCTGGGAAAGACGCGATTGGATTAACATTGGCGTCATACAATCTGTCTCTTTCATCTGACGTTAAACGCTGGCGCACACCGATAACCGGCAGGCCTGCGGACCCTTCACTTAGTCCACCGCGAGTAAATCCAGCCGGCGCAAACCAAACTGCTGATTTTCTCTGTGAGCTAGAGAACGTTCCCAAGGCGACAACCGAAGGTGGCACGTAAAGCATGGAGTTAGCAACATTGTCTCTAACTTTGACCCATGGGTAGAAGGCGCATCCGTAGCTAGAATTAAGGTTCATATCCTTGAGAGTAGTTACTGTCGACTCTACATCGCCTAGGGCGTCTGC